TTAATCAATTACCTTCCAAGTTTCCATTTTAGGTTCAACAATAGAATGTACAAAACTATTGCTCCCCCCGTGAATTTCATATTGAGTAATAAGACCTTTCAATGCTTCTTTCTCCATGTGATTCCAATAAGGGACAGGTTCTTCATCTGAATATTTTCTCATTGAATAAAATCTGTAGCTTTCACCAATTTTATCTTTATATTCGGCAAGTTTATCTCCATCTCTTTGAGTTCGCATTAATGTTACCTCATCTTTAATCTGTAAGATGGTTTCATTTAAATCTTTTAAATCTTCCTTGATAATCTTATCGTGCTTAATTGACTGCTTAGTATCTTCTTCGTGCTTTTCGTGTAATTGCTTTAAATCCTGAACCGTCTCAACTAACAATGCATGGTCAGCCTTTCGTTGTTTCATTGCTCCTATTGGCTTATTGAAAATGGCACATACTTTACATATGACCTCATAGAATGTTACAATGATTGCCATTATCATAAAACCAACAATAATCCACGAAGTCAAATCTATATTTTGTAATTCTGATATTACTTCCATTAGCCCTCCTTGGTGTTAATTTACTTGATGTTAGACATTTCAGCTATTATATCTTGTTTTTCGTTTTCTGTGATATACCCCGCTTTAACGAATATATCTAAATGTTTTTCTTTATAAATACCCATTTGATAGTATTTGCGTATCAATGTTTTATTCACCGTCAACACCTGCTTTCAATTCCGCAATCTGCAACATCAGCATTGCGTTGATTTCGTCCTGTGACATTGTTTCGTCACCGTTCATAACGGACTGAACATATTGTTTCATATCCGACATACTGTCAAATGTTTTTGACTGTATCTGCGACAACTGTTCCGCCGTAGGCTGTTCAAATGTGATGTCTGTATGCTGAATTTTTACAATTTCTGTGTCCATATCGAAATCACTGTCAGTTTCGGCGAATTTATCATTGACAATCCTGCGTTTTATACGTAATATATCCCTATCGGCGTGTATTCCGTACACAGTGCCGTCAATTTCGACACCGTGTTCATAGAATTGTGCCTGCCCGTTTTTACTATAAAATTTGTACATAATAGCCTCCTTAACTCCACGATGTTATATTTCCTTCTGCAATACAAGTATCTGCAATTCTACCAAAAGATTTAGCACTTGTTACATTATTTTTGATTACTGTGTTACCATCGACATCTAAAAGATTAAACTCGTTATTGTCGGCTAATGATGATGAAGTAGAGAAACTATTATTTAAGATTAATGTCCTGCCAGATGCACTTATCAATGAGCAACTTCCTGTCGCCGGTATAGATGCGATAGACATATAATTATCTGATATAATAGAAGAATTACTACAATCAATGAATTGAACATATTCCCCAGTAATTCTTATTGAAGTAAATTGATTCCCAATTAGTCTACCCGAATTTGTCAAGAATGACGTATCTTCATTTTGGTATATTGACGAGAAGGTATTGCCTATAATTTCGCCACCACAGTTAATAGTACAATTTTCAATAGAACTAAAAACATTTCCTATAATATTTCCACCTAACGACATTATACAATTTTCGCAATTTTTAATATAATTATCTTGAAAGAAAATTTTTGACGCCGAAAGCATATACCCCAAACACTGTTTGTTTTGTGTGAAATCTAAAAATTCGTTCCCTATTATTTTTGCATAATTTGCAATGCTAATTTCTCTCGTTATTACATTTCCTGGAGCACCCTCAAATCCATTTATAACATTATTAAAAAATAGTACTTTACCCAATTTAAACGTTGATACACCTAATTGATGAGTGCTAAATATATTGACAAATGAACAGGACACTATTTCCGATTCAGTTTCAGCAAATAATACTATTGGATTAATTGTATCAGATGTCACTGTTTTGATATCTTCTTCGAATTTTACATTTTTCATTGTCGTTGATTGTGGTATGTGAAAAATGTGTTGTTTTTCAGCAGGATTTGTATTTTTAAAAATGAAATCATCACACATTGACCCATCTAAGGTCATACTGCCTTTTAATGATATAATAGCCCTACCGCTACTTTCCGGCAATCCATAACCACGTATGGTATTTTCGTTTGTCAAAACACATTTTGTACCTACAGGATAGATAACACTATTGTATGGTGCGGTGCTTATTGCCGCTTGTAACTTTAATTCGTCGTGGTCGCCGTCGCACACGACAAATATTTGATTTTTTGCAATGTCTGTAATATTTTTTGCATTTTCATTTACAGCGTCAATAAATGAATTTTTATTGACAGTTGCCAAATCTGCCAATGTACGAACACGTTCGTATGTATTGGTTATGAAATAACTGTCGCCTGTGGTATTTTCGTTTTCTATGACATAATCAACCGTCGCCGATACAAACTCATATCTTTCCCCTGTCGGCGATTCGCTGTCTATCTTCATTTCTAAATTTATATCGTCAATATGATACAATGTAAATGTCCATACATCACCCGAAATTGCCGACGGTACAGATGTAGAATTTGATGATATACTACACATATTATTACTAAAATCATAGCGAACAACAATATAAATGCCGTCTATCGGTACATTTATACACGGTTCTGAAAACGTTCCGGCAATCTGTTTCCCGTCAATGCAAAACGCGTCTTTCAGTGTAATATCAACCGCCATACTCTCGCCATAATATTCTTGTTGTCCGTCAAAATATAGTGTAGGCTTACTCGGTGCAACAAATTTTACTGTATGTTGCTTTTTGTCGCCAAACAGTATAGTTGTTTCGGTGTTCGCATTGATTTCATCAATACGCACTTTCAATTCTTTGTCAGCGCTTTTTCTTGCTGATTCTTCGGCTTTCACCGAATTTGAAATATTGGTATCCGCCGTCTGCCTTTCGGTGATTTCACTGTCTATATTACGTTGCAGTTCGTTATCCGCCGCCTGTCGTATTGTCACTTCGTTGTTTATGCGACTGCTTAACGAACTATCCGCACTTTCCCTCGCTTTGGTTTCGGCGGTGATTTTGTCCGCCAAACCTACATCAGCGTTAGTGCGTTGCGTTATTTCTGTGTCCAATTTGTTGGACAGTGTGTTATGCTCGGTTTGAATTGCCGTGAAATTATCACGAACAATCTTCCACCAATCCTTTAACAGCGTTTTTCCGCTAAAATTAAAATTTAATTTCATTTTATCATTCCTTTCTAATCGTAATTGATTGTGATTTTGGTATTAAAAAAACACGCCGTTCGCGTGCTATGGTGGTATTCGTCTGTACATTGTGTCACCTCATTTTTTGTACGAAAAAAGCACCCCAAAAGGTGCTTAATTCCGATTCATATATTCTGTCCTGTTGGATTGAAACATTCTTGTATAAGTCGCATTGCATATTTAAAACCCAAAATAAAACCGTAACGTTCACAACCAGCCTCCGACGCTGAAACAAATCCATCAATATTGTTTATATACATTCTATCCCCTACGGTCTTTCTTATGGCTTTCCCCTGCTCATCTTGTATTTTAGTTAACTGTTTCATTTCTTCTGATTTTTGATATTCCTCGCTCTGTGAAACGTCTGCATAAATTTGATTTATCAATTCACTTTTCATCACAAATTCCTCCTACGCCGTTTTAACGGTCTTGCCTAAAATCTTGCCTAAAGCTTGTACGCCTTTTTCGTTGTATAAAAACTGTTGTACCTCTTTAGAACTATGTTTTGACTTGCTCATAACAGTTTTACCGTATGTATCATTTTTAAGTCCGCTTGCATTGGCAGTCTTGCCAATTTTCATAGCCGATACACCGAACATTCCACCGACTTCGGTTGCTGAATAAAGTTTTTCACATTCGGGTAAATACTGGTTCATATTCTTACCCGTTATCTGCTCCACCGCTTTAATGCCCATAACATCAATCGCAATCTGTGATAAGTTTTTGTCCTTAGTGTTCGATAAAAGCGTTTTTATCATACGATTTTGAGCATTAAGCAACATTGCGGTGGCTCTGTCACGTTTTGCTTGTAATTCAATTTCTTTTAAGTGGTCTGCTGCAATATTAACCGTTTCGCCTTTTCTTAAAGATTTCAGTAGTTTTCTTACCCACGCTCTGAACTCTTTTGCTTTTTCAGTTTTTGCGAGAAAGGTAACTTCATATATGCCGTCTTCTGTGAAAATACGAGTATTATACTTCTTACCATCAGTAGCCGACAATTTGTCGGTAACTGAAAACTCTTTATCTTTTAAGTAAGGATTACGTTCGATTATCTTTTCGATACTCTTTCTGTCGGCATATCCTAAGCAATCAGATAACTGACTTATTGTCATAAACATATCTTGACTATCTGAGTACACATCACATTGTACCTCTCCGAATTGTGCTGATTTTACAATCTGTAAATTATTCATTAAACTTCTCCTCTCAAATTTTGCTTTGACAAGAGTTTCAATCTATGATATAATATCTTATAGACGGAAACGTCTTGTACTGATAACGATAACGATTGCTTTGGTTGGCGTGTTATCGTTATTTTTTTGTTTTCTTTTCCAACAAATCTCCAACACTGCAATCAAGATAATCACACAATTTGTGTAATACATTACCCGAAATAGCTTTACTACGTTTATAATACAGGTTTGTCAACGTAGACCTTGAAATTCCAGTATCTTTTGAAACTTGCGAAATCTTAATAAGTTTTTCGCCTAAGATTTGCGATAAGTTGTTGTCCAATTTTACCACATCCTTTCGTTTTTTTTTGATTTTTGTTCAGACTTTTGTTCAAAATCTATTTCTATTATACATTCCTATTAATTAAATGTCAATACTTTTTTTAATATTTTTATTATTTTTTTCTAAAAACTTGACAAAATGAACAGTGTATTGTACAATTATTATGAAAGGAGGTTTTATTATGATTAGATGTAATCTATCAATTATTCTTGCTGAAAACAACATTAAAATAACAAAAGTAGCTCATGATACCGGTATTTCACGAACTACACTTACAGCTTTATCCCAAAATAATTGCAAAGGCATTCAGTTCGATACATTGGATAAACTATGTAGATATTTGAATGTAACTCCTACGCAACTAATTGATTATACTCCTATAGAACTATATGGAATAGATTTTTCTACCTATGAGGAAACCATAAAGGCAGAAGAATATGGTTTTTTAACTTTTCATTTAAAAAAAGGTGTATCAGAAGAATATTATTGTACGTTTGCGGCTTCTTTAAGACCAAAAGGACTCTTACTATCCAAGGATAAAGTTACTTTATATGAGTTAACTATTCATCAAGCAAAAGATGAGGAAACATTAGATGCATTAAAGGTACTCAACCAACTTTCCAGACCATTTTTTATTGATGTATCTAATAAAATACTTAACGATTCAATTGTAGGTAAATTCAATTTAACAAAGCATTATGAACTTACAATCAATTGGAAAGTCAGTGAGGTTACTCACAAGCTATCTAATTAGCCAACACAAAAGACACCCCATAATGAGGTGTCTTTGTGCTATTTATTCATCAAATAATCTAAGTATTCCATCCACTCGGGAATTTTTCTTATACATTCCCTTACATAAAGTCCTTCTAACCAACGTACATCATACTGTGATATGATTTGTAGTTGTGTCGGCTTAGACCTTAAATTTATTCGTCCAATCTGCATATTCTTATATTTAAAATTTAACAATCCGTTTGAACGTCTGTCAATTTTCAAATGTTGTAAAGCATTTTTATTAAGCATTTCTCTTGCAAGATTTTCTATAAAAAGCTTTTCTTCTTCATTTGCTTTGTACTTTTTAGCTGAATCCGAAAAGGGCTTAATTTTCGATACTATTTTATCCAACACTTCTTGTTGCCATATCATTGTAAATCCCCTTTCTTATTTCAACAACGGCTGTATCTCGTCTACAAATTGGTCGTATGGGATAACTTCGTCAGAGTCCATAACTGTTGTTTTGCCTATATAAATCACATTATCGCCGCTTACGGCTTTAAATGTTTTTGTATCGTAGTCGTATTCAAATTTATATCCTGCGTCTTGAATTTTGGTCGCCACAAAATTAATCAAAGCATAATATACCCCGTCTTTTTGAGTAATGAAAGCAGAGTCGTTTATATATTCTGTCGGTGGCGTGTATTTACTTGTAACTGCCATATTATCATCTTCTTTCTTTTCTGATATTGTGGCGGTGCTTGTTTGTGTATCATATTGTACGTCTTTTCCCAACGCTTCACTTACCGCCCTTATCGGCAAGTATGTTGTATCGTTGTATAGGAAATTGTCGGCTTGTACCGCTTTACCGTCTACCACAACTTTTATTGTATTCGGTAAAACATTTATATTCTGCCACACGTCGGTTGCGTATACTCCTGCACACGATATAATACCCATAACGAGCATACCGCATATAAAACTTTTAATATTCCCTTTCATAAAAATACCTCCTTTGTGATACCTAAATTGTACCACAAAGGAATAATTTTGTAAATATCTTTTATGAAATACCTGTTATAAGACCGCCCGAAACAGTTACCGTTTTTCCGTCTGCGGTTTGAAATGTTCCGCTTGCTCCCTGTTCAAACTTCCATTTATTTTTGCCGACTGTCGTACCGTTACCCGAACTAAGTATGTCCAATCCATACGTTCTTAATAAAATTCCCGATATAGCGTTGTATATTTGAAAAATACATTTATTATTGTAGTATAAATTAAAATCAGTATATCTCATATCGTTGCTACTCGGTGCATTACACCACAATCCGTACTTATTGCCGTCAGCGTCGTAACTTTGAATACCGTTTTTGTCTATAACGGTTCTTGCCTTTTTGTCTGTGCCTGTGGCAAATACACCTGTTATAGTAACATTACCGTCATCGTCCATTTCAATGGTTTTCTCCGACAACTGATTGAATATCTGAAAAACGAACGCACCGTCCATATTTCCGAGGTTTATTCTTCGTCTGCCCTTGTCGTCCTCAATGTATAACAAATCGCCGACAATTTTCAACAGCTTATTGTCCGACTGCACCTCGTTTCGGTCTGTGTTCACCGTTCCTTGTACTTTTCGGATATTTACACTGTTGTTCGCAGTCTGCCACTTTGCATGTTTCTTTGTTTTTTCTGACGTTTGCCATAGTTCAATGAAAAAATCACGTCTGATATGTCCTATTGATATATTGCTCTCTTTCGGCTCCAACGGATATGCCTGATATTCAATTACCCTCTGCACATATTCCGTACCGTCTATGTCAAATACGTGTACCGTATCGCCTATTTCCAACTTTTCTGTGTCGCCGTATTCGGATAACTTCGATAGGTCAATCAGTTTACCGCTGATTGTCAACTGCGGTACGTCAATTCTATCTTCGTTGTCCTCGTCAAACTCCCACTTTGCATTACGGTACAGTTTGTCCGCTGATGTATAATCGCTATAGTCCTTGTACCCCTCTTGCACACCGTATTTTTCAATGTTTGGACTGTCTATATATGCTTTGCCGCCGTTTACACTGCTGACTGTTAAATCATCACTGCCGAACGCCCATAAACGTGTTATCATATCGCTTACGTTGCGTTCTATTGATATGCTTTGCATATTTTTTTCTAAACGCAGTCTGACGCCGTTATCTGTGCCGATGCGTTCAACAATGGCAATGTTACATACAATGTTGTTATTACTGTCGATAGTTGTTTCGTGGAATATCTCGCCACGCCCCAAATTTTCTATTATCGTTTTTATAACGTCCCACAAATTTGTTTTGTCTGTAGAGAAAAAATCAATCAGCAGTTCATCATCTGCAACCCACTTCATTCCTTTTTCGGTCAACTCGGCATTTGTCATAATGTGAAAAATACACTTTTCTTTGACTTCTTCCTTGAAATCCGAAATAATCTTTACCGCCGCTTGCAGCACTGCTCTTGATGTTTCACCGATATGGTCGCCGATTGTCGGTATAAACGCTTTCTGCGCCTCATACACAAAATGCGGTGTACCGTAAACGTGCAGTGAATCCGCACAGTTCATATTTCGTGTTGTTCGGCTGATTTCGTATATATGACCGTTTACACTAACCAACATATTTTGACTGATTAGACGTGCCTTTTCGTCGTATGGATAGTCAAATTCAATACTTCCCGTATCGTTCAATATCCTTGTTTCCTTGATATTATATGCGTTGTTCAGCACCTCGCCTGTTTCAAAACTGTCTGTATATCTGTCGTGCAATCGCATAAATGTTATCTGTCCCATTTGTATATATCCTCCGTTTCTGTATTCCAAACGTACTGCGGATAGAATGAAAATTCAACCGTTGCCGTCGTGGACAAAATTATTCTATTCGCCCCTGTTTCCAGTTCAAAAAAATTACCTTTGATTTTTTTCATAATACTGTTGCCGTTTACGTCTGTTACCGACTGTTTGTCGCAGTCAATAACGCAGTTTTCCGACACCGTAATACTGATACCGTTACAGGTTATCGTTGTAGGTTTTGTGACGTTTGTAACACGCAAAACAGGTCTGACAGGGCGGTCGCCTGTGTTATGTATTGTACTGTCGCCTGCTGTTGTAATCGTGTAATATTCATTCGGTCCGATTGGTATTTCATCATCTAATTTGATGTTTTGGCTATCCAATATCGGACCGTCAAAAATATCAAATACCAACGCCGCCCACGTCTGCACTTTGAACGACACCGAAATGACCGCTTTGTGTCCGTAGTTTTCTGGTTTGTAATCTATTGTTTCAATAACCGACGCATTCCATTTGACATTGGGTGTGTCGTCAAATATCAACTCACCACGTCCCATTAACCACGTTGTGATTTTTGTGATTTTGCTGTTCAGTTCAGACATATCCGCCGCCGATATTTGCAAATTCATTTTAAATACACGGTTTTTATAAAATTCACGGTTGTACGCATTTGCCGTTGAAAAATCATATTCACCGTCTATATACGGGCTGTCATATGTCTGTATTTTCATTTCCGGTTTAATCGGACGTGACTGCGTTTGTACAGTCACGCCGAAATCGTTTGAATGTTTGTTTTTAAAATAAAATCCGTTTCGCATTTTCTACCTCCGCACATTATACATAGCTACCCAAAACGGCGCTGTCAGTCGTATTGATTGTGATTTTACTGTTGTTGTTATAGTTCTGCTGTTCAATCTTAATACCCTTAATAGCCTCTATAATCTCGCCCAAAGTCTTGGTTATCTTATCATTGCCGCCGCTGACTTCCTGTGTTATATCCGCCACAATTCCCGTAACGTCTATACTGTCAATGTTGGTTGCAATGGACTTGATGAAATCAGCCTTGCTGTTTTCCAACGCGTCATACTCCGCCTCCAGTTTTTCAATAGTGGCATTGTTTTTGACTTGCAACTGATACAATTCCTCGTCACGTTGCAGTTGTTTCATCTGCTCTTGCAGTTCTTTGTACTTCTGCTGTCCTCTGTCTGTCACTGCATTTGCGTAAATATCCAACTGCGCCTGTGTTTCGGACATATCAGCCTTGCGGTCCTCTACCGTCCAACTGTCCTGTAATGCCTGTTCCTGTGCAGAAAATTCATCACGCAGTTTGTTGATGTAGTCCTGTTGTTGCTGCAGCATATCGTCAAACGATTCGCCCGCTTGGTCGAACATATCGTGATTTAGTTCGGTCATATTTTTGTTGTATTCTTTGCGGCTGATTAACCCCAAATCATAGTATTCCTGTGTATACTGCTGAATACGTTTTAAACCGGCGATATATTCTTCATCAGTCATACCGTAATACTTGCGTTGTTCTTCCAACCAGTTCTTTGACTGCTCCACACGCTCCGAATACATATCCGAACCTAATTCACTTTGGTACTTGTCGAACTCGTCCTGTGTCAACTCGCCGTTCGCCAATTCCTCACGGTGCCTATCCATAACACGGTTGTACGCGTCAAGCGGATTGTCGCCGTTATCTTGCCAGTCGTTAAAATATGTATGCTCGCTGATGTAGTTTTTTGATATGTCGTACTCTTTCTCAATTTGTTCTTTACGCTTGTCCAAATACTCATCATTCAGCTTGTTTTTTGCCTCTACATATTCTTTGTGACTGATTATACCCTGTGCGTACATTTGTTCGGTGTACGTCTGTATTCTGCCGATACCTGCGATATAATCGGCGGCACTCATACCGTTGTATTTTTCTTGGTGTTCCAACCAATCACGACTGTATTCGGTCATATTGTCGTATAACGTTGAACCTATACTTGACATTTCTGTCGTATAGTCCTCCCACGTCATACGCCCTGCCTCGACGTCCGCCATATTGCGGTCACGAATACGGGTAAATGCGTCGATAGGATTGTCACCGTTGTCGTCCCAGTCATTCAGTGCCGCACGTTCTTCAATATACGACTTTGACAGGTTGTTTAACTCCTGCGTGCGTTTCTGTGTCAGACTGAAAATTTGTTCCTCTATGTCGGCAATATCCTTGTCGTTCGACTTAAATTTTTCTTGAAATTCTAACCACTTTTCAAGTTCTTGTGCGGTCGTTACTGCGTGCGTTTTGGTGTAATGCGTCCAATCGTCCTTGGCTGATGTAAACGCGTCCGAATTGTCTTTTCCTGTTGCGTAATGCGGTATACCCATACCGTTCATTATCGCCTTGGTTTGTGACGCTGTGTACACCTTTGCACCCTTTGACAATGGCAACAACACGTCCTTGCCCTGTGGTATAAATGCACGTCCTTTGTCAACGATTAATTCTCGCGGGTCACTTATCCCCGTTTCATCATTAACCATTGCCAAACCGCCCTCAAAATTTTGTGTACCTTTTGCGACTTTCTTTTTGACGAACGTTCCCGTACTGCCAAAACGTGCCGCAGGAACACTTTTATTGCTTAGTCCCTCTATAGACGAACCCTCAACAGAAACAGTATAATGGACTGTCGCAAATTTGTCTTCGGGTTGATAGCCGTCAGGTTCTGCACTGTCTTTTGTAAATGTAACATTTCCCTCTTTTGGTGGTGCTGTATAGTTGTCGGGTTCTGTACTGTCATTAGTCCATATGACTTTACCTGTCGCAGTGATTTCGCCTAATTTATCACCGTTTAGGTCGTTAATATCAAAACCGCCTGTATCGACGTTGAATTTTATAGTGACTTGGTTGTTGTTGACTAATTCTTGTAGTTCTGAATCAGCCGTATTTAATACAGATATATCCCCCTCGGCGCTGACTTGTAAATTTACATCACCTACGCCATTTACAACATCAACCGCCCGCTGTACATCTTCAATTATGGATATATCACCGCTTGCGTTAATAGCAATATTCTTATTTTCGGGAATTAGTCCCATACTGTGTGCCAAATCATTTGCTTGCTTTGTAACTACGTCCAGCGCTCCCGCTTCCGACGCTTCTTGGATTGACCTAAAACCGTTTTGCAGTAATGCGGCTTTTGTGGCTATCTCATTTGATGACGCACCGAATTTTTGCATATCCGCAGTATAATTTGATATGAAATTATTCAGCGTGTCCCCTCCGGCTTGCCATACATCATCAAGACTACTTTGTCCCGTTTGAACGAGAGCCGCCGTTGTCGCCCAATCACTCATTGACAAATCAGCATTTTTAACCGCAGTAGTGATATGCTCTAACCCTTGCTCGGTGTCACCAAACTCCATTTCCAACAAACCCGCATTTGCCAACTCACGCATTGTCTTTTCATATTCAGCCATAGTAGCTTCATTTTCAGAAATCAACGTGTTGTTGTTTGTTAGATTTTTTTCAAGTTCTTTCGACCAATCCTCTATTGCAGTACTGTTTAACAATGCTTCTATCGGAGAATTTTTAAAATTCGGATTGCCTGTTGCTTCGGACAGTTCATTGAATTTGTTATTAAATTCTTCTTGCGAAACACTGCCTTTGTCATATGCGTCTTTTAGCATTAATAGTTCACTTCTGTAATCCTCTGTTGCTTGTTGCTGTTTTTTTATTCCCTCAACATTTTCATTATACAGTTCTCTGCTTGATTTAGCGTCTTCGTAATCATCTTTTTTGTTGTTGCCGTAATCGGTTAAATCCGGAATATTCTGCTTCGCCTCAAGATAATTGACACGTTTCATTTTTTCGATTGCCTCGTCAAGTTCAGCGTCATTTACACTGATGTCCATATTGTACTTCTCGGCCAACAAATTCTTGATTTCCTCAATTCGTTGTTTGGACTGTTGTAGTGTTGTTTCATCAGTGTCCGGATTATTAACTACTTGTTGTAGGTTTCGTAACTCCCATTGTAGACTGTTTAAATCACGTGCGGCATCTGCATAAGTTTTTGTTTTATCTGATAATTCGTTACCACCACGCGACCAATCCTTGCTGTATTCCTCATATTTGCGTGCCGCCTTATACAATACAACCGTAGCTGTTGCCATTGCACCTAAACTCAGCACCGCCGGTCCTGCCACCGCGCCGATACTCGCCAACGTTGGTGCAAACTTTGCCAATGCTCCGCCTGCTGAAAATGCCTTTTTGATGTTGCCTACTGCCTCAACGGTGTTACCCGCCCATTTGATTAGTCCTGCCGAACCTTTTGTTATCGCCCCCATTGCAACGACAGTCGCTCCGGCGGTAATTATGTTTTTCTTTTGTGCGTCGTCCATTGACGCAATTTTTTGTGTGTACTGCGACACGCCGTTTGATACATCAACAATAGTCGGCAACATTAAATCACCGAATGAACGTGCAATTTCAACAACGTTATTCTTTGCAACAGACAATTTACTCGCTGTTGTTTCAGCCTTGGCGTCAAATTCTTCTTGCAATGCCGTATTTTCTTTGTATGCGGTGTTTGAACGATTGACACTCTCGGTTACTAAATCATAACCGTTGACTAATGCCATCATAGCCTGTATATCCTGTGTATTGTT